TATGGATATTTCGCTCGGTTTTATTACGATGTCACGTTTTTCCGTGATTGCATTTGCAACCATTCGTTGAGCTCCTCGGTCAGTTGGTTTTTTGGCTGATCTTGGACGGATAAATGAGACGGTGTTTTCGTAATTTTCGACAGTGTATGTAATGGTGAGGTATGTTTTCATGTGTGCTGTTTGTTTGGTTCGCGTTAGTAATTCACAAGCGGATTTCCTGGCATTTCATTGGTCAGTGAATCGAGCCAAGTATCCCGTTTACCCTCTGCAATTCTGACAGAGAATTTGTAATTTTCCCTGCAGGCTGAAACAATTCCGATGCCAGCCTTTCTCTGTCTGGCATAGTCTTTGCAAATATCCTGGATTGCTGTTTTGATTTCCTCACAGTTAATCCTTTCCATTGCTGATTTTATCGCGGATTGCATCGAATCGGATTCAATGTGTAACGGGCGATATTTGCCACAAAAAGCAATCGAGATATTGGTTTGCGTCTGTGTGTGTGTTTTCATGTGTGCTGTTTGTTTGTTTGCGGTTGTTTGCCCCGCCCTATGCCCTCCCCGTGAAGAGAGGGCAACGGGCAAGGCAATCAAGCCGTGAATGCGTTGTGAACTAGGCGTGATGCCTGGCGCAATGCGCGGGCTTGAACGTCAAGCCAAGACTCCCCTTTGTTGGGTTGATTGTCTCCGCCCTTGCATCGTTTCAGCTCTGACGGGTTGCAAAGTCTCTCTGCAATGTCCGCATCGTAAATGAGCGCGTTGCCCCCGTATGAGTAGGCGCGCCAATCAGTGGCACCGTTGAGTAGCGCGCCGTATGAGTAATCACCCTCAAGTGATTCGATCAGTTCGATGGCGTACGCTTTAACGCCCCGCCCCCAAGCGGACCGCGCGGGAGTTAGGGCTAGGGTTTCAAGGGCGGATTGTGTTGTTTTGTTGTGTTGTGTTGTCATGATTGTGTTGTGTTTGTTGTGTTGTTGTTGTGTTGTGTATCAATTGTCAATCTTCCCGCTTGCGTCATAGTGTTTATCTTCACACTCGCCCTCAATCCAATACCCGCCACTGTCAGTGGGTTGAGCATTGCGAATGTCCGCGCCTGTCAAATTAATGCCAAGATCCCACGCTTGCTGTGTGAGATCCAAGAGGCACGATCCCAAGATGGCGCGTCCTGGTGAGTAGATAGCGGCAAGTTTTACTGTGTTGCGTTGTGTTGTCATAGTTGCGTTATGTTGTTGGAGATTAATAACCAGCCCATGCTTTAAGGGCTTCCATGTCATAGAATTTCACAATCTCACCCGTGTAATCATCGTAAATGTGCAAAGCGCACGATGCATAGGGAATGAGTGATTTTTGCCCCCAATCATGAGCGCGGGCAAAGTTGAGCATAGATGCTAGCTTGTCTCTTTGTGTGTCTGTCAGTGTGTCTTGTTTCATGTCTTGTGTGTCGCTTGTTCCGTGCGACAAGGCGAAAGTAGCAAACAATAAGTGATTGTCCACAAAATATTTTCAGAATTTTTTCACAAGTGCCATTTTCCTTTATTTTACAAGGGACAGAGGGCGGAAAAATCTTGTGTCATGTACGCCAATTTTCGGCGTGTGAGGGCGGAAAGCATGGCGAAAGCATAGCGGAAGCATAGCGGAATGCATGGCGGAAAGCATGACTGAAATTGACCTGGTAATCATGCCTTGGAATGATGCTATGGAATGATGCCGCACAATCCATTCACCATTCCGTAAAAACAATCACAAACAATCGCCTCGTCTCGTGCTGGTATCTCCGTCTAAATAACGATCGCTCCCGCTGTTGTCTTTTCAATCGTAACGACCCTGTCGACAATCGTCAAGAAAAAAATGCGACATGCACAAACTTTTTTCGCCTCAGGACCAGATCACCACAGGACCAGATCACGCAAGCAACCGTTTCAATCGACTGCTTGAATTGCCGGCAATACCAGGTCAGCCGGACCGGACCGGATCACGCAATCGGATGTTTCAATCGACTGTTTGAATTGCCGGCATCGCCAAGTGAACCGGACCATGGCAAGCGGGCGTTTCAAGCAATCGTTTGTTTCATGCGATGCGATACCAGGCGACAGCTGGACCAGATGAGACGCGACAGCTGGACCGGATGACGACAGCGCGACAGCTGGACCGGCGGGGCGGGGGAGAAATCTGCTGCTGGACTGCAAATCTCTATTGGTAACCCACCCCCGAAAAAAATCCCCAAATGGCGAAAGTGCTTGACAATCTCCTCCCAAATGCTACAACTCACGCATGAGCAGTCCAGTTTCATATGATTTGCAGGGGCAAGGTGGTGGCATTGTGCTTAGTGCAAGTGATTCCGCTAGTGGCAAATTCCGTTGGATTCAAGTGATTACCGATGCGGTGATTGACGATTTGACATCGGACAACATCACTGATGACGACAAGCTTGAGGACATTACGATTCCTGCTGGTGTGGGGATTGGTGGTATGTTTACAAGCATCAATGTGACATCTGGTGTAGTGATCGCGTATTACGCATGAGTCAGTTTGCACAGAGTGGCAGTGCGATGGATGAAGGTCAGTCCTCTGATGGGGATGGTGGCTTTGTGAGTGTGAATCAGCGATTGCAGTTAAATCAGCTACAAGCTGGTGAGGTGCGTGAGTCGTTGAATGGTCGGATGGATGGTTACTGGAAGCCACGCAAAGGTGTAGCGGCTAGGACTGGTTCACTGACGAGTGGTGGTAGTCCATTAACGTTGCCGTTCTTTTTGATTGATTCTGCGAAGAGCATTACTGCTGCTAGTGTAGTTGGTGGGTTGGTGACAATTACGATTACTGGTCATGGATTGACTGGCACGGCACTTGGGCGTATTGCTGGCTTAGTTGGCAATGTCGAGATGAATGGAGACTTTACGCTGACGGTGGCTAGTGTTGATACGTTGACCTACACAGTAACTGGGCTTACATCCATCAGCGATCAGACCGGCACATTGTCAACGACTCCAATCAATGATGCTGCCAATGTGAATGTTCGGGCATCGTGCTTGTTCAGCGATCCTAACTCCAGCAATGCTGAGAAGGTTGTGCTGGCGTTGGATACGAAGGCAATATTGGTGGATTTGAATGGATATTCAACACAAGATGTCAGCTACCCTACAGGTCAGTCTGTTCCTAGCGATACAGACATGACACAAGCGTTTGATCGTGTGTTCTTGTTCCGTGGTGGGTCACAAGCCTTTGAGTGGTTTCCGAATGGAAGGCAGATCGTAAGCGCAAGCCAAGCTGGCACGACTACCGTGACTGTTAATGTTACAGATCATGGGTTAACTGTTGGCGATGAAATCGTTGTAAGCGGATTGACTGGCGGGACTCCTGCGAATGGGACGTTTACCGTAGCATCCGTTACGAGCAAAAACACATTTACCTTTGTATTTACCACATCACAGACGGTTACGTTTGGAGTTACAAGTGCTGTTTTGACTGCTGGATTTACTCTATGCCCTGGAGGCACATACACCCAGCCGCAGGTGTTCACATCGACTACTGGGTCTGTCAGTGCTGGCTTGGTAAGCCTTACGGTTACTGGCAACACGACTATTGCAGCTGGGGATACGATTGTCATCTACGAGACAAATGTTCCAGAGTTCAGCGCGATCTCAGGCAAGTCGTATGAGGTGCTGAGTGCCACGACTACAAACATTTCCTTCTATGCTCCTGTTGGAGACTTAGCCAGCATCAGTGGTGGTGGGCAAGTTGAGTTCGGTGGACGTTTCAGTGAAGGTCTTGGGTTTATCCATCAACCTGCTCCGCCATGGGCTACATATTTCCAGCGTAGATTGTGGGTGCCATTCTACTACCAACCTGCGGGAACGTATAATTTTCCTACCTACACTGATCGAAAAGTAACCGATGAAATAGCCGTTTCGGATATTTTGGATAGCCATACGTTCGATCAGATTGCTAATCAGTTTCGAATCACTGGAGGCACGGCAGATCACTTGATTGCCATGCAGGGATTCTACGATGACAAGCTTGTCGTGCTGAATCGCAATAGCTTGCATATGATTAGTGGCACTACTGGCAGCCTGAATGACACCAGAGTCACAGCATTGACAGATGAAGTGGGGTGCTTGGCACGGAAGAGTGTCGTGATGAAGGGGAATGCCATGTTTTTTCTGTCAGATGAGGGTGTATATGCGGTCGAATTCTTGAACGACTACAACCTTCGTGGTGCTGATGAGCCAATTTCTAAAAATATCCAACCGTATATCGACCGAATCAATAAAAATTTAGCTAGCGAAGCGGTTGGAGTTCTTTTCAATAACCGATATTACCTTGCTGTAGCACTAGATACAGTGGCTGGAGCGAATAATGCTACTGGAAACAACACGATATTGGTGTTTAACTTCCTCAACAAGGGATGGGAGTCAGTGGATACGTTCGGAGCAAGTGATTTTATCATCAAAAACCTGATTATTGGTAGTGCTGCCGAGCGTAATAGTATCTATGCTGTGTCCTCCGTGGGTGGATTGCATGAATTAGAAGCAATCGAGACATCAAACGACAGTCTGGTGTCTGGTGTATCAGCTCAGA